TTCAACAAAGAATCCCGCAGGGAAAGGAGGTCTATCTGATGCTAAAGAAAGTTTGTAACCCGATCTCATTTGAGCTACAACACCACCTTCCTTAGTTTGATATCCAAATGGTCCATAAATGGGATTTCCATCATATGCCCATCCAATAATAGGAGAATGATTTCTGGCAGCAACTTCAACACCATCTTGTCTTGTTAAATCATTTTCACCATATATGATTTTTCCTGTTTGGTCTACAGAATATACACTTTCTCTAAGTTTTCTAGGTGCATATAAATGGCAATATTCTAATTCAAATGCATCATTAAGACCTTCAGAAATAAATCCATCATCTTGAGTGAATTCTTCAAAATGCCTCTTAACCAAATCTATACGCCAATTTTGCAGATTGGGTTTAAGTACTGCTCCATCTCCTGGGAAGATAGCATTAACTGTAGTATTATCTTGAGAATAACCTGCACCACCATCAACTACCTTAATAGCAGATATAGTATTATTAGTAATTACTGGTACAACAACAGCACCAATACCACTTCCATTAACTATAAGATCTGGTGGAGAATTATATTCCTTACCAGAACTCATAACAATTACTTCATCAATCTTTCCGTCAACAATTATGGCTTGTAATTGTGCTTCATCACCAAAAGATAAAGTAACGAGTGGATCCCTTATATAATTAATAATTTCAGAGGAACCATACCCAACACCCTTATTAGTAAGAGATGCTCCTGTTATTTCTCCTCGGAATATTGGTTGAACCTCAGCTTCAAATGTCTCAGTACCTATTGAAGATATTCCTACTCTTCCCGTCAAAGTTACTGAAATATCTGGATATTTAAATGTATTTGTTCCTATACCAGGATTATCAAAATCGATATATTGATTTGTTCTATAATAGAAATCTTTATTAGTTGATCCTAAACCAACAGCAGATAATTTAAAATTATTATTATCTACTTTTGTAAGATAATAATCATTCCCATTAACAAGTCCACCCACCTCTAATCCGGTAGAAGAATAATTAACAACTTCTCCAGAGTCATATCCATGATTTACAAATTCAATCTTATTAAGAGAGGTNCTAACACCTGCTGTACCCACAACTCTCTTCTTATATGAATAACCACTACCACCGCTAATTATGTTAATCGCATCTACTACAGATTTTTGATTATATGACTTTAAAGATTGTCTACCAACTCCATAAGAAAGTAATGAAATTGTCGAAAGACCTGTTTGAGCATCAATTTGAGTTGGATGAAGTGAAACTTCCGTATTGCTTATTGCATTAACATAATAAGAAGCATTAGTAGTAAGTCCACTAATACCTTCTTGATCATTAGTTACATAAATTACTTGTTCTGCATTTTTAAACTTATGATAAGTACTAAACCCAATTGTCGATAAAGTAGTCCCCACTCCAACAGCACCACCAATAATTTGAGCATCAAAAGTGGCTTCATGACTAATCAATTTTGTGGTTGCAACCGCATTTGCTCCAGAACCATTACCACCCGTAATAGTTACTATAGGAGTATCTTGATAATCAAAACCAGGATCCAGAATTCTAATTTCTTCTAAAGAACCCGTAACATCTACATGTCCCGTAGCCCCTGTACCAACAGAATCAGAAATTTTAAGAAGTGGTGGATCTATTATGTCATAATCAGATCCTGTAGCAATAACTTCAATATCATCAATCTGACCATAATAAATCATATCAGGAGATTTATAATTTAGAATTTCAACTCCGTTTATCAAAATTCCAGTATATCCAGAAGTAGTAGGAGTTAAATTTCCATCATTCTTTGGTGGAAGTATTTCTCTTACGAGTTTCTGAGATGCAAGTGTTTTATTTTTAAATTCAAATGGTTGTACTTTATTATTAGTTACTACAGTAGATTCAATAGAAACGAATGAGGAATTAGAAATATCAGTTCTACTTTTAGCAAATTGAATAGTTGATGAATTTATTCTCTTTACAAAATAAAGACCTTCATCAAATAATTTTGTACCCTCTACAACCCTACTTGCAAGTGTCCCGCCAGCAGTAAAATAATTCTCTTCAATCTTTTCTGGAATATAATAAACCTCATCTCCCGTATAGAATCCATGATCTTTATCAGGAGATATCTCAAATTCAGTTCCACTAAATGTTCCTGATATAATAACAGCTTGATCGGACGCATTGAGTGGTTGTGCATAATATGAAGGAATTGAAGGAGAAGCAACTAAAAGATCTGATGTCCCATTTACATTATATACATTCTGGACATTAGTGGTATATTGTACCGCTGCAGGGAAAGTATTGGAGTTAGTTTTTAAAATATTTCTCTTAATTGTATAAGTATCAGCAGTATCAATATCTCCCTGACCTCTTATAACAAAAGATTTAGCATCTAATATTTCTATTATAAGAGAACTTGCATAGGTCCCTACTGAACTACCAATAAGAGTAACAGAATCTCCTATACGACAAGCATTTTCTGTTTTTGTATTAATCCGATACGATCTATCCGAAGCATTAACTAACGAAATACTAGTGACATTATAAATTGGTGCAATATTATAAAACCAGTTCTGTGCTCTAAAACTCTTATCTGCAACACCTAAGGTTTTAATTTTAGCAGTATCATTAGTATTATAATAACGAGTATTATTAGGATAGATAAGCTCCCCTAATACTGAGTTAATTCTTACTGTAATCTTTTCTGTTTGGTCATAGAAACTATAACCATATGCATAAGTATTAATCCCAACATTTGCTGCATTTAAAACTCTTTTTTCTATACCCGAACATCCAAAGAACTGAGTTAAATTCTTAGAGGTATATGAAACAACTCCTATAGTATTATCAAGATAATCTATTAATAATTCACCAGTAGTAGAGAATCCTACAGTTGAATCAACATCTAATGATGTAGTTCCAACAGATACTTCACCAATTACCTGAGTTTTAGGGTGAACAGTAAAACTTCCATATAAAGCACCATCAACTCGCGCATCTCTATTATATCCACCATCTATACTAAGCTTATAGTAGGTTGTTCCATATCCAGGGTTAATTTCTTCTATAGAAGTAATAGGAGCATATCCTTTCCCGATATTGTCACTATAAGCATCTTGAAATAAAGTAGCATGTAAAAGATTAGCAGGATTCCCTTCAATTGATTCAACTACAAGATCTTTAGTAACGATATAATGAGCATTAGAAGGAGTAACCAAGAAATCGCCCGGTCTCACTATATTCACATCTTCATCATATAATGCCTTAAATAAAATTTCAAAAGAATGATCGGTTCCCTTACTTAGATAAAAATCTTTAGCTTGTTTTATAAAAAGATTCTTATTTAAGTCTTTATGTAAATCTCTCTCTTCTAATCCCGGTAAAAGTTGATATTTTGTCTTTAATAAAAATTCTTTAAGAAATAAGCAACTTAAGTTTTGAACAGGTGCTGTATAGGCATGATCTTCAGCATCTGTTGAATTAAAGACTAATTGGTCAGTTTCAGTTTCTGCTCTATAAGAAGTTATACCACTAAATCCTCTAACACATCCAGTAAAGGATGTTTTAGTCTTTGAAGTATATGTAATTATCTCATCATCAATCTTTAACAATCCATAAGAATCTGGAAATCCAGTAGTTCCCTCTGGATGACTAATCATATCAACATCAATAGTTGTTGTATCAAATCCAATATCAGTTCTTAATCCTACCGTTTCAGTAAGATTAGTTGTCTCATCTAGTTTAATATATTGATCAATATTTTGAATAAGGTCAATTGGACCACTTTCAAATTCCTGAGCAACATAATACTCCTTCAGAAATTCTGAAATTAAAGGATATTCGTTCCTTACATACGCAGGCAGCTGGTTCTGAACGATGTTACTGAACTGGATTCTCTTTTCTGCCATTTTATGCTCTTACTAGTGCGCCGTTAGAGTAGCTGGAAGTTACAACGTAATTGGATGCTGCTGGATCTAATCCTGAAGAGATCTCATCAACAATTGTTTCAAAGTTACTTGTACTTATATCTAGTTGTAAATATAAGTCCTGTAATCCGACAACATCATTAGATGAAGGACATGCGGATATTTCAATAATAGATTGACCATCCTTAAATTTACCAGATTCAATAACAATAGGATTTAAGGTTACAATTCCATTTTCATAATCAATTGTTCCAACATTTCGTCGAATGATTGTTGGAGTCGTTGAATTTACCGAAGGAACTGTAAAGAAGAATAAAGATCCTGATGTCCTATTGGTATTAGGAACATCAGAAATATAAACANTCTCAGNAATTCCACTTATNCTAAAAGCAGACGATTTAATGTTATATCCATTCATACTCTTAATATGGAACTGATTACCAAATCCAACTTGATATTCTGCAGCAGAATTTAACACAACTCTCAAATCCCTTCTCATTTGAATGGTTGTAATGTTAGATGTTACAGAATCGTTACTATCATCAATAATTTTTAAGAATTTACTATATTTGAACCTAGCACCATACTTATTCAACTCAGTAGACTCTGCATACTTAAGTGCATTAGCCTGGACTACACTTGATACATAAGCACCATTAGGAGCAAGGTTAGAATTGTAATATATCTTAGAATCTGCCTCAAGATAGAGATATTTCAAATCTAGAATCTCAGGAACAATTCCAGCAACCGCATATTTCTTCAATTTCATCTTAATATTCTCTTTCATCAGATTTGGCAAGAAATCTCCACTTCTTGGCTTAATACTGATAAAAACTTTTCCATATTGAGGAGGAACTAAGTCTTCTCCACCAAAAACAGTAATAGATTCCGTTTCTGGGTAAATTTTTGCTGGAATTAGCGTTTCATAGTCATTTGCACTAACTGCTCTGTTTTGAGAAGCATAAATTCGAGGTGCAAACTTCTTAACTGACTCAACTGCCTCAATTTCTTCACCACCAGCAGCAATAGTGCTTGTTGTAAGAAGAGAAATACCAGTAGTAACGTTATATCCCAAAGAATTGCGATTATATGACAATTTACCAGCAAATGCGAAGCTATTAACACCATTTGCAGAATCACCGTCACAAACAATGTAATCTACTGTAACAAAATTACCTTCTTCAAGTGCTTTTCCAAAAATACCGTCTCCAAAGAAGATTTCATACCTTTCATCTTCAATTTCTTGTAAAAAATAGACTTTTGAGTTAGAATCAATATCAAAAAGACTATCTTGAGCACTATACTTAACTGATGCTGTTGCTGATTGGTTTGCTTTTACAGTAACAGTGATTAAATTAGTATCAATACCAACATTTGGTAAAATAAACCGTTGATCGGGATTTCTACGACTATATGT